AACGTGCCTAATGCAGTTGAAGAACCAGAAGAAAGAAAAATGAGAGGTCTTCCGTTTACATACGCTGACTTAGGAGGTCCATCAGTCCAAGACAACGAAGACAGGCTTGGTTTTGCTATGGGTGGAGAAGTAGACACTCCTGAAAATAATAACTATGCTTTTAGTGTGTTAACAAAGAATGATGACTACGGAAGATTTTTAGAAGATAGAGATCCTATACAAACATACGAAGATAGTGATATGCCAGAAGACACTAGCAAAGAATCTTACTTTGTAGGTCTTGAAGAAAATAACTATGATGCAATAAATAGAAGAGTAGAAGACTCTATAGGTTTAGATGTTTCTAAAGTTTCTGTAAACATTAGAGGTGCTAACAAAGTAGAAGGCAAAGTTAAAGTTATGAATACTTTAGAAGTCGATGAGCCTACAGTAGAAGCAATACTAGAAAAAGTAGAGCAAGCACGAACTATGCCGAAAGATGTAGAGATTATAAAAGATATTAAGTTTGAGTTGAACGCTAGAGACTATGCGTTATCTACCGAAGGAGGTAGTAAAGAAGGATCTGACATGATGCAGAAAAGTAAAAGCGTAGTAATTAAAGATGGTTTATTTAACTTAGGTTATGATTCTGTATCTTACAACGGAGGTAAAAATATTGTGTTGCTGAAACACAACCAGTTTATACCGACTAAAATTGAAAAGAATATGGTTCGTAAAAAAGTTTATGGTGGTGGTCTTATGAGAACTTTGAGAAGACGCTACGATATAGGAGGAGCAGTAGAAGCTGTACTTGGTATCTTTTCTAAAATTCCTTTGACTAAAAGATTTTTAGATATACAACATAAACGAATGAATATTGAAGATACTGATCAGAATACATTTGCAGAAAACTTAGTTAGGTACGCTGACGAAATAGCAGACGTAGAAACTAAAAATAATCCTAAAGAAATATCTATTGCAAACGCTAAAGGTTTACATCAATTTAAAGATGAAACTGTCAAAACAGTAGTGAACAATTTTCTTAGTGGTAGAATACCTGTAGATCAAAATATTATAGATGCAGTTGTAGCAGCATCTAAAAAAGATCCTCGTGATTGGAACAGAGATGAATCTAACTTAATGGTTTTAGGTCACATGTTTTTGACAGCAGAGAAAAAAGAGTACAACGGAGTTACTATGTCAAGTGATCCTTTGTTAAGAATAATAGGAACATCAAAAGAACAAGACGATGGTTACAAAGAAGCTGCTGAGTTTTTATATATGAAGTTTCATTGGAGAGGAACTAAGCAATCTCCTGAATATAATCAAGCATTAAAAAATATTAGAAATAGATATAATCTCTCTTCTTCTTTTATATACGGTCCTGCACGAATGAGAGAAAGATCTTTTTCAGATGACACTCCTTCTCCTGCTCCTAGACAAGATGAAAATCTTAGAGCAGGTGTTGCTCCTATAGATAGCTACCAAAACTATTACAAACCTAGTATCTCTAATCTTCCAGAAGAAGAAAGTGTATTTAGTAGATTAAAAAATGTATATACACTAGCAGCTAATAAAGAAATAGATCCTAACAATAAAAGTCCTTTTGAAAGAAATCCTGTGATAGATACTTTTTATGATGAAGAAGTAATAGAGCCTAAAATGATTGAGCCACGACCTCGTATTGTAGATCACTATTTAAAAGAACATCAAGACGCTTACATAGCCGAAGAAACTAAAAAGTTAAAAGATTTTTTACTTCCCTTACCAGACGGAACTTACAGAAACTATCCGTCTATGAGTGATGCTATAGAAGAACCAGAAGTTATAGAAGTACCGAAAGAACCAGAAGTACCGAAAGTAAAATCTAGAGAATTTGGTAAGTTTGAATTTCGTAAACATAGTAGAACAAGTGACTATACAACTTTAAATTTACCTACTCCTAGAGATCCAACTAAAGAAGAAGTAGACGCAGAATATAGAAGACGCTACGAGTTAGATGTTGAAGCTGGTAATGTTCCTGAACTACAAGGATATAGAGGAACTCATGAAGGAGTAAGAGAAGTACTTGCAAGATCATATAAGAAAAGAAATCCTGATGCTAAAATTAGGAACCCTTATAAGGAGTTATAAATTGAACAAAGAAAAACTAATTGAAGAACTTAAACGTGACGAAGGTGTAGAACTACGACCTTACAAATGCTCGGCAGGATTTTTAACTCTGGGTGTGGGTAGAAATATAGAAGAGCGTGGTATCACTATGGATGAGTCTGACTATCTTCTTGCCAACGATATAACAATTTGTGAAGAAGAAGCTGCTAGAGTTTTTAAATGGTTTGCAGATCTAACAGACGTTAGACAAAGAGCTATTATTAACATGATATTTAATCTAGGTTTAACAAAATTATTAAACTTTAAAAACTTCCTAGCTGCTATGGCAGCAGAAGATTATGAAACTGCAGGTAAGGAAATGCTCGATAGTCGTTGGGCTAGACAGGTTGGTAACAGAGCAGACAGATTGGAGCAGATGATTGTTAACGGATGATATATTAATTATGTATCTTGAAGATGACCTCGACAGAGCTTATCGGATAGACTGTAAAATGCGTTCAAAAGTAGACATACCTTGGATTAAACGTGAAGAGTTTAGAAAAGTCTATGAAGAATTACTAGGTGCGCATTTAAAGGGTGTGCCTGACATGCCATTAGAATTAGCTATGCAATCAGTAGAAGAAATTTTATCGAATGAAAGCATACGCTTTAACAAAGAGGAACTAAAAGAGAAAACAAATGAAACTAAACTTACTTAAAAATGTGAAAAATATTATAGGTGCAGTAGCTCCTACAATCGGAACAGCTCTAGGTGGACCAATGGGTTCGATGGCTGCAAACATGGTAGCTGATGCTCTTGGATGTGAGCCAACACCTAAGAAAATAGAAGCAGCAGTACAAGCTGCAACACCTGAACAGTTAGCAGAACTTAAAAAGATTGACAAAGACTTTGAAGTTAGGATGAAGGAATTAGATGTTGATCTATACGCACTAGAAACTGCAGACATACAAGATGCAAGAGGAAAGTTCTCAAAGGACTGGACTTCTCGTATCATGGGTATAGCTGTTGTTGGTGGCTTTATGGGTTATATATTCCTAGTCACGCTCCAACCTCCCGAGCAAAACTCAGAAGCGTTAATTAACTTAGTTCTCGGCTACCTTGGAGGACTTGCAAGTGCCGTAATCAGCTTCTACTTCGGAGCAAGCAACACAAAAGGAAAAGACGATGACTAATATAAATCACACACCTCAGTACAAAGCTTTGAAAGCTGTATACAAAGGTGAAATAGCTAAAGCAGAAGCAAACCTATCTGTATACTTTAAGAATAGTGTAGGTGTAGGAGAACACGCAGACATTGTAGAAGTTATGGATGAACAACTAGATAAACTTGCACAGGCTAAAGATAAACTAGCAGCATTAGAGGATTTAATTATATGAGAAAAGGTGGATTTAGAAACCAAGCTAGAAGACAACAAGTAAGAAATAAAGAAAAATTTAACTTTAGAAAACAACAAATAAAACTAAAAGAGCAACTGGATTATTATAATGGCAGTCAAAAAGAAAAAGAAATCAACCGTAAACAAAGCAGGTAACTACACTAAACCTACTATGCGTAAGAATCTTTTTAACAGGATTAAAGCAGGTAGTAAAGGTGGAAAAGCAGGTCAATGGAGTGCTAGAAAGGCACAAATGTTAGCTAAACAATACAAAGCAAAAGGTGGAGGGTACAAATAATGTACGGATCTAAAAAGAAAAAGATGATGGGTGGTGGCATGGCTAAGAAAAAGCGCATGACATATAAAAAAGGTGGAGGTGTTAAACACTATAAGAAAGACGGTACTGAGTATAAAGGTTCTAGTCACAAGATGCCTAATGGAGAACTACATACAAATAAAACACACACCAAAACAAGCGTTAAACTTTTTCACTTTAAAGATCTTTCTAAGAAAGCTAAAGTAAAGGCTAAAAAGTAATGGCACTCAAAAAGTCTCAGAGGTCTTTAAAGAAGTGGACAAAGCAGAAATGGAGAACTCCAAGTGGTAAGAAGTCTTCTGAAACTGGTGAAGTCTATGCTCCGTCTGCAAAAATTAAAAGGCTTAAGTCTACTCCTGCAGGTAGAAGAAAACTTGCAGCAGCTAACAAAAAGAAACGTGCTGCTACTGCTAAAGGTAAGCAACATGCTAAACATGGATTACATAAAAAGAAAAGGAAGAAGAAATAATGGCTAAGAAGAAAGACTCAAGGCTTGCAAGAGCAGGTGTTTCTGGTTTCAATAAACCTAAACGTACTCCAAGCCATCCTAAAAAATCTCACATTGTTGTAGCTAAAGAAGGTGATAAAATAAAGACTATTCGTTTCGGACAGAAAGGAGCTAAGACTGCAGGTAAACCTAAAGCAGGTGAGTCTAGACGCATGAAGATGAAACGTAAATCTTTCAAGGCTAGACATGGTAAAAATATTAGAAAAGGTAAAATGTCTGCAGCTTATTGGGCTGACAAAGTTAAATGGTAAAACATGGAAAGTATGTTTGTACTTGTAGCTGAACTTGGATTACCTGTTGCAGGTGGTCTTATTATGGCATACTTTATTTTTCTTGTTATGAAACAACT